ATGTCATGGATAATCACCTTCTTGCTAATGATTCAGCAGTTGAAAATGGATCGACTATCGGCAATATATGTGATTCTTTGAGTAATGGTTTCAAAGTGCGAGGCTCTGATGGTTGGTTTAATAAGAGCGGTGCTAATTATTTATACGTAAGTTTCGCTGAGCATCCTTTCAAAACCGCCCGCGCAAAATGACCAGACTAGAGAACAAGACTACTGAGCATCCCTTCAAAACCGCCCGTGCTCGGTAAAGTTGTCAATTACTAACTAGACTTAAATCAAGCCGCACCATTGTTTATGGTCGACTTCGAAAACGATTTAGTCTTCAATCTTCAATGTTTACAGAAGAGGTCTGCTAGAAAACGTTTTCGACGAAGTATTTTGGATGAGTGGCCGGAGTGTGCATACTGCGGGAGACACCATCCAACGACACTTGACCATGTAGTACCTCGTGCAAGAGGGGGTAAACAGGACCGAAAGAACCTAATCGGAGCCTGTGCAGACTGTAATTTGCTCAAATCCGACACCGATTGGTTTGTGTGGTATAGAGGCCAAATTTTTTGGACGCCAGAAAGGGAGGACAGGATTCTGAGCTGGATTAACCGGCAAACAGAACCTAATCCTCCCTCTCTCGTGTGTGTCAGTAACTGGATGGATCCATCTTCGCTATTATTACCTAACGCTGTTTAGAGTTTCGTGTCTCGCACCGGACGTCCTTCTGTGCATGGTCACGCTAAAAAAGGAGGAAGTCTTACTTATAAAACTTGGTTTTCTATGAAGCATAGGTGTTATAGTAAACATAATGCTAGTTATAAATACTACGGAGGCAAAGGAGTTACGGTTTGCGATCGTTGGCATTCCTTCGAGAATTTCTTATTGGACATGGGAGAACGACCGGGTTTAAATTTTCACATTTCTAGAAAACAAGATAAGGGTAATTATGAACCAGGAAATTGTGAGTGGAAACCGTCAAAAGATAACTTAAGTGAAAGAGTATATGAAGTAGGTGAAAAAGTACATAACGCAAAACTAACTAAAGACAAAGTAAAACACCTTCGTCGTTTGAGTAACGAAGGTGCCAGTCTTACTGAATTAGCTAAATTTTTTAAAGTTAATCGAAAAACAGTATGGTCAGTCGTAAACTATGAAACTTGGAAGCACGTTAATTAGACAAGTCTGTACTAATTTTTAGCGATTTTGGTGATGATGCCAGCCATTTTTTCGATGACTTTGTACACCTTGCCGTAGATCTCGTCGTCTTTCGGCGTGGTAAGCTGATTATTCGAAACACGTACTGCTTTGGCAAGACTACGACCTACTGATCGTATAGGTGAGATTTTAAATAATAGAAAAATTATTAATATCGTTAAAGTAAATGGTAAAAATAAATACGTTTGGGAATGTTGTGTGTGCGGCTCTGTGAGTAAAGGTGAGTACGCAAATTTAAAAAAAGAGAAAAAAAATCACTGCGGGTGTTTAGAAAGCCCTTATTCAGGTCATAAAAACCCTTCTTATAAACATGGTAAGAGAAGATCAAGCGAGTACGCTTCTTGGGTTGATATGAAAAAAAGATTACTTTATAAAAATCATAAATCTTATGATCACTATGTAAATGTCTTGAAACTCGATGCAGATCCTCGTTGGCTCAACAGCTTTGAGGCTTTTTATGCAGATATGGGAGACAAACCAGACCCTACATTTACTTTAGAGCGCAAAGAAAGGTATAAAGGATACTGGGCTGATAATTGTTGCTGGGCGACTAAAGGAGATCAGGCTCAAAATAAAACCACCACTTTTTGGTGTAAGTATAAAGAGAACACATACTGTTTGAAGGAGTTGTGCCGTTTTTTAAATTTAAAATATCATACTGTTTACATGAGGATACGAAGGGAACATAAAGACCCCTTTTTTGGCACGAAAGACGTAGAAGTGATTGGAGTTACTTCTTAGCCGTTTTAGTCACAAGACCAGCAAAAACCTCAATAACCTTATAAAAACGGTTATACAGCTCATTATCACGTTTCGACGGTGTGGCGTTCACGATCGCCAGTGCAAGTAAGTGTAACGCGCCAGCGATGCCGACAATTTCTGCCCAGTTCTGGATAATGAAATTCATTGGTTTAAGAGCGTGTAATAATAGTATAAACGCAGCTCCGTAAAAAATGCCGCAAATTTTGGACGATGCTGTTAAAAGCATCATGAAAGAAAATCCTGATATGAAGAAGGGCGCAGCTTATGCTATTGCTACCAAGCAACTTCAAAAATCAGGTGACTTAAAAGAGGGATCAAATCAAGCTACCGAAAAAGGTAAGCGCCGAGGAGAGATGTCTAAAGCTGAGAGAGCTAAGACGAGAAGTAAGAAATATAAGATCGAGCAAGAGCGCGGCAAAAAGGACGAACGTAACACCTCAGATAGAGACTAATGAACCCACAAAAACAACACCAAAAACTCGCCAAAGTCAGTGTCCTTGCTGCTGAGTGTTTAACTCGGGAGGAGGCTCAAAAGTTAATTAAGAAAGCAGCTAAGATACATAAGAAACTAGCGTCTGTCGGTCATGATGCCAGCTAACGACCCTGGGTCTTTCGCTTATAAGCGTGAGGATAAAGAAGACGACGCAATGGTGAAGTCTAAAGGAAGAGAACTTCTTTCACGCAAGATGAGTGAGATGAAAGAAGAGTCTGATGGCTGAAACTGCTAAAAAAAGAGATCCTGCCAAGTGGGCGCGTGCTAAATTGCAGCACTACGCTGCGTTGTTATGCCTGCACCTAAGGGTAGTAAACACAACTACAGGCATGGTCACACTCCTGCAGGAAAAGAGATATCCCCTACATACAGCAGTTGGGCGAGCTTAAAAAGGCGTTGCCTTGATAAAAACAACAGAAGCTATAAGGACTACGGAGCTAAAGGAGTAGAAGTCTGCGAGAGGTGGTTGACGTTTGTGAATTTTTTAAGCGATATGGGTGTCAGACCCGGGTCAGAGTATGTCATATCACGTAAAGAAGATACGGGTAATTACGAGCCAGGAAACTGCGAATGGAAACTTAAGTTTGATAATGACAGTGAAGCAAAAACAGGCTCTAGAAATCCAAATACTCACTTCAAAGAGCGCGATATAAAAGTCGTTTTTGACCTTAGTGGTCAAGGGCTAAGTCAGAGGGAGATCGGTAGACGACTAGGAGTGCATCAGTCAACCATAAGCCGTATACTTAATAAAAAGAACTAGGACCACGTGGTCTGATGGCTGAAGTCGCAAAAAAGAAAGACCCCGAGAAGTGGCGAAGGGCTAAAGCTAAAGCCAGAAAAAAAATGGGAGGCCACAGCGCACGTGCGATGCAGATGGCAACGAAAATATATAAAGAGTCTGGTGGTACATACGAAGGCAAGAAATCTTCTAAAAATAAACTTTCAAAGTGGAGTCGTGAGGACTGGAAAACACGCGAAGAGTACGAAAAGAAAAAAGACTAATGGCTGACCGAGCAAGAGAAAAAGGACGCACTGAACGCTACTTACCTAAGTCAGCGTGGGCCTCCATGTCTAAGGAAGAACGTCGCGCTACAGACGAAAAGAAAAAGCGTGCTACGCGAGGTAAACCTGTAAATACTCACGTAGCGAATACTGAAAAAGCCAAACGAGCTGGTGCTAAGGCTCGTGCTTATCTAAATTCCAAGGGGCGCTAAGTTGCATAGGTCCGCCCAATAATCTTTGAGCTTCTGAATCGTCGGCTTCTTCTTCGGTAAAAATATACTCAAAATGCTCTGCTTCTTCTCTATCCCACTGTGCGTGTAGTTCTTCTATGTCGTTGTCAAGTTCTTCAAGTGTTATTTGTGTTCTAAATTCAACCCAGTCGTCCAAACAGTTTTCAAGAGCAAGTTTGACCCAAGGGTTGAATTTTATGTTCGGCCAGAACCTTGAAATAAACTGAATAGCTTCGTAAACGAGAGCATTTAATTTGTTGTAGTTCATTGTTGTGAATTTATTGCACTTATTTTATAGGTAGGCTGCGCTATTATTGAGTTAAATAAATCTAATTAGTCGTGGCAGAAACTACTTTCAACCGTGAATTAGGTGCTGCTCCTGCGGGTATCACTCGTTTCGGTCAACTTCGTACCCAGGACGGAGGCAACGTGACCGTGGACGCCACCCGTGAATTTGCTTCTGACGGTTCCTTCGAAACCGCAGACGTTTTTACTGTTACTTCAAGTGCTACTGGAACTGGCACAGTGACACTTTCTGCCGGTTCTAAGAGCGTTGGTAAAGTCTTTATTTTGTCTGGAGTTAACGGATCAGTTCTCGGGGAAGTTGACGCTCCTAAGATCTCAAATCGCTCAGACGTTTCGTTTACATTCAGCGTGGGTGCGAGCATCGCCAACTATCTGTACGTGACCAAGACAGATCGCAGCCCTTGCGAATACCGTGTTACTTACACAGCTGCGTAATCGAGTTGCCAAAATCCCCAAAAATTTTTTAGAGAAATTTGGGGAGGCTTGGCTTCCGTGTATGTACTTCATGGTTGAGGGTAATTTATCAGCAATTACATGGAAACATGTAGTTGTTGCATATACTACTGGTTATAAAACAGCTATTATTTATTGTTTTTGTGTGCTCTTTTTCAAAAAGGTCACGTTGTTAAAGAACCTTCTTCTTACAGGTGTATTTACATTCATCAGCGATTTACTTACGCACCCTACGCATTTTGACCCTTCGTGGGCAGAAGCTGCGGCAACAGCTGTTTCAGCTTCCGTACTTGCGTTGATATTTCATTTAACTGTAGGCAGAATTAAGCGTATGCCTGAGTGACATGGCACGGCTTTCAACTTCCGGTCTTGAGTTAGTCAAGAAGTTCGAAGGTATGCGTCTTCGAGCTTACGTCTGTCCCGCTGGTGTCTGGACGATCGGCTACGGGCACACTGGACCGGATGTAGTGGATGGTTTGAAAATTACCGAAGAAGAGGCAGAAGCGCTGCTCAGAAAAGATGTGACTACCTACGAGTCTGCAGTAAGTAACTATACGACAGTCAAACTAAATCAGAATGAATTTGATGCCCTCGTTTCTTTTACTTATAACGTAGGTTGCAACGCATATAAGAACTCTACGCTTCTTCGTAAGTTGAACGGAGGTGCGGATAAAGAAGAAGTTGCTAATGAGTTTGGACGTTGGACAAAAGGAGGTGACGGCTCAGATCTTCCAGGACTTGTGCGTAGGAGAGCTGAAGAGAAAAAATTATTTTTGACGAAACCGGATAAACATCCGATGCTCGGTAGATCGATTTTAGCTAAGCAGGATACCTGGCTTAAAACACGTCCCTCTCAGTCGACAGACCTACTCCCTGAGGAAAAGCTTTTCGTCCCTAAAGGAGGAGCGTGGGAGTGGGATCAAATAACGATGTACTCCAACGCTGCACATTACGAGGTAAAACTATCAGCTCAGCCTGGTAAGAATTGGTATTTCTATAGCCCTCACTGGAAGATTATTAACGACTTACCTGAAGGAACTGTTACTCGCAAAAAAAACAATGAAATAAAATTAGAAGTTCCCTATTACTCTCAAAGGGATAATTATCGAGATGCTAACCGCACTTGTTTTAGTTCTTCGTGCGCGATGCTCTTATCTGGATTAAAACCTGATGTCATAAGTAACGACGATGAGTATATACAAACGGTTTTTGAGATTGGTGATACTACGGAAGCATGGGTCCAGGTGCGTGCTCTTGAGCAGTACGGGATCGAGTCAGAGTTCAGACAAGACGGAAACTGGAGCGAAATCGAAGAGCTTTTAGAGCAAGGCATTCCAGTTCCTCTTGGTATTCTTCACCACGGAGAAGTAGAAAATCCTACTGGAGGCGGCCACTGGATTTGCGCCGTGGGATTATCGGCGGATAAATCCAAAGTTTTAGTTCACGATCCTTTCGGTGATCTTGATTTAGTCACAGGAAGATATATAAGTGACAATGGAAAATATCTTTTCTATTCAAAAAAGAATTTGGGTCCTCGCTGGATGGTCGAAAAAGGGTATAGTTCAGGTTGGTTTATTAAGGCTAAAAAGTGAACACTGATTATTTGAAGGATTGGGATGCTCTCGCCGAGCATAAAAAAGCAGTCTTCATGGAATATCTTTATGAAAAATCTGGCCGCACCAATGGTCTTTTTACCGACCTGTGGACGCATTTCTGTAAAGCATCCGGGGAACAAGCAAGAAAAGATTTCTTTCTTTCGTGTAATATGAAATAGTAAGAAGGGTTTAAAGTGGCTCGTAATTACAAAAAAGAATATAATGATTACCACGGTACAGAACGTCAAAAGAAACGTAGAGCAGCGCGTAACAAGGCTCGTAGACATATGGAAAGGACTGGGAGAGTATCTAGGGGAGACGGAAAAGAAGTCGACCACAAAGACTACAACCCGGAAAACAACAACCCTTCGAATCTTCGGGTAGTTGAAGCTAAAACTAATCGCGAGAAACAACCAAAACGTAGTTAAAATAAACTCATGGAAAACTTTTCTCCTCTGCAGCAGCCAGGCGGTTTAGGTCCGGTTCCGGAACTTAAACCTATCGGTATGTCGATGGCGAACCCAGCTAGTTATCTCAACGATGAGATCAGCATCAGGGCGCGTCAAACGCAGACACTCGATAATGTCAATCGTGTGTTCTCCCAGTACAACATCGATCACGGTTCCTACCTCCGCACCCCCGTGGCCCCCTTGGAATACGGCATCGGTAATGTCGTTAAGTCAAACGAAGTGACCGGTCCTGCGGGTTATAACCACAAGGAAATGCCTATGCCTCTTCGCCCAGGGGACATGCCTCGGGAACGTTACGCCATGGAAGAGGCGAACAAATATGACCCCACTATGCGTTTAAACGTCGCCGCGTTATCAATTCTTCCTCAGCAAAATTTCTACGACATCACCACAGCTGATTCGAAGATGCCTCTTCAGGATTATCGGATGGCTGACAACTTATCCCTCCAGCAGCAGGTTTTAGGCGGTGGCGATGCAGTCTAACGGAATGCAACCTGTGCGTATGGCAGGTATGAGGTTAGGCATGCACCCGGCTGATATGTCTCGCGCTGTGTCGAATCCTTCAGAATTAACTGCAAGACTGCGTTATCAGCAGACGTTCCCCAGAAGCTGAGCTAAGTTAGCCCAGACCATCTGGGCATATGCACACAGTAAAGCTTGATTGGATCACTCCTGATTCAGAGCAGGTGATTGCTCGCCATGCAAGAGTTTCCACTGCAAAACCTGATCGTCCTGAATACGAACGTTTACTCAAGTTTTGTATAAGAAAAGGACATTGGTCTATTTTTGAGCAAGCTAATGCATCTTTTGAGATCATAACTACAAGGGCAATATCACCTCAAATACTTAGGCATAAGACCTTTACTTTTCAGGAACTTAGTCAACGTTATGCCAACCCGTGGGAAGTTATAAGCTCTGATCCTTGCGAAGCTCAAAGGTTTGAGATGCGTAAGCAAGCCGAAAAGAACCGTCAGTCGAGCACTGACCCTATTGACCCGGCTTTGGAAGCGAGGTTCCGAGAAGACTTAAGCATTATCGATGCTCAGCTCTGGGACTTGTACAGACGAATGACTGAAGCCGGTGTGGCTAGGGAGTGTGCGAGGAATGTATGTCCTTTGTACACGCCTACAAAATTACACATGAACGGTACGATTCGTTCCTGGGCTCATTACGTCGGCCTTCGAGGATCACAGGAAACTCAAAAAGAACACCGAGAGATTGCATTCCAAATCGGCACGATCCTCGCGATCGAACTACCGGTTGTTACTAAGGCTCTGGCTCTTGAGGCTGCTCAGGATCCTGAGGAAAGTCCTCTTCGGGGATGGCTGTCCATTCACCCTCTTCCCAAAGATCGAGGCTAGTCTCGTCTTCCATAAACTTGCACAGGTTTGCAAGTGCCTGGTCAAGCAACTCCTGTTCTTCCTCTGGCGTGAGATCTAGATCAAGATCGTCAGGGGTTTTTTCTTTAGACATGGTCGAAACCTTCCAGATAAGCTTTACGAGCCTGTTCTTGTATGCATAAAGTAAGTTGTTTTACTTTATCGTCAACAAGGTGCATGCTCGAACAAAAAGTGTATGCACTTATGCC